CATCTTTGTAACTTCTTTGATGAATAGTTCTTGATCGTCTTTTGGCATTGAATTCAAGAATGAATGAATCAGTTCTTGATATTTGTTTGGAACGTCTTCGATTTGTTCATCAGCCAATTCCGTCAATTCATTTGCCGGAAATCTAAATTGACGATTGAATTCCGAGTCACGCCAGTTCCATTGATTCCAAGCGAACCGAGCGAACATCTTTGGTAAGACATCCGCTTCAAGTTCGTATTTGTGCAATAAGATGAACACGTTCGAAACAAGATCGCGATGCAATTCATGATTGTTTGTTATTTTCTTCGCGATTTTATAAGCTTCTTCGTGCCAAAACATTTGGCTAATTTATAAAAAATTTGAACCATTTTACAAAAAACTTTTGTCCAACCGCTTTTTTATTTACAAACCGATGCAGCATCGCATAAGAAACGCCCATGTCCTCGGCTAAATTTGAAAGATTGTAACGCTTCGTAATTTTGTCCTTTGTCATCTTTAACATAAAATCAACCAAGGTTTCATCATTAGAAAGGTAGATCGTCATCGACTTCATGCAGCGGTGTTTTATTAAGTGATTCAATTTTAATGTTCCAACCTTCCAGACGTGTGAAATATTTTCCGTTCCATTCACGTCCACGAATATTGAATGCTATTAACGCGGTGTCGCCAATGGATGCCGAATCAAGCAAGTCACATTTGTCCTGGGTAAATTCAAGCATAATTTGTTCCGGATATTTGTCGCCGCTTTCAATAACGATTTCGCGTTTTGCGAATTTGTCCGTGATTTGTACTTTGTCGCCAATTGTGACAACCTTTCCTTCGATAGTGTAATTCATCGTTTTCTATTTGTAAAATAATCGTGTAGCCCAAAGCCGAGCGCAAGCCAACCGACAACCATTGCCGGCATCATTAAAATCACATAGATAGTTGTAAGCATATTATTTAGAATTTAATTGGTTTACATATTGACAATAATATTCATTTGCAAAGATTAATTTTTCACGAATCAATTCTTCTTTTTCAAGGTCACGTTCGTAAATTACCGAAGTGATTCTCTTTTCCGGTGCAATGTGATCAACGCGATGCAAGTCGATTTGTTCCCACTGGTTTATAAATTCATCTTTTGTTGTGACCAAGCAAAAAACAAGTTCAAAGATTTCGCGATCGTATAGCATCAAGTACGCGCGACCTTGCCATTCATAATCGTTGTCGTGAGCTTCGCTTGATGTTGCCGGCCACGTTTCAAGATTCCAAGATGTTTTGACATCGATGACACGGTCATCGGATAAGATGTCACATTCACCGGTTAAATATTCATCTTCAATTCGGACATCGTTCTTTTTATACTTTTTGAACCGAACTGAATTCAACAAGTCAATTGAATCTTGTTCTTGATCCTTTCCCTTGTTGATGTACTTGTTGTCAAGTTCAACCCGGTAGCCGAAAAAATCTTGCTTTGCAATCTGGCGAATGTACGTCTTCGCGCCTTGACTTAAATTTTCGCCTTTTGATTTCGGCGTTGTCATAAGTTTTCCCAATGACGAAGGATGCCATTTCATAATTGAATCGCTTTTAATTGTAAGTCCGTCAACGAATAAGTTGCTTGCAATTGTTCAACGGTGTATTGATTGTCACTAATTGCTTGCAAAGCTTTTTCGAATCGGTCATTTGTGATTGCCGGTTTTCCTTTTGGCGCTACTGCTGCGATTTGTCCGTCGTCATCAATCGCTTGAAGTGACAATAAAGATTGAAGCGTTCCGCGACGAAAGTAAGTGACCGCCGAAAGTATCTTTTGCGGATCGGTAATCAACGGAAGGCGCATCCAGGATTCGACCATTTCACCGGTTTCGATGTCAACGATTTGTGTCATGACAACATCGTCTTTGATTGGTTGCAACAAGACAAGACCGTTGTCCCAAAGAACCGGTTCAACCGTTTCCAAAAGCGCGTTGATGTCGGCATAACTCTTTTTGAAATGTGGATTCGTCGCGTTCTTTGCAACCTTTCCGATTAATTGTTTTGCGGAATGTAACCGCGCATAGATTCCAATCGGTTTGATTGGTTTGGCCGGTGTTTTAACCGCCGTTTGTTTTGCATCCATAGTTTATAATTTAGTTTATTTTTACAAATATAATTAAAGTTTTTGTATTAATGATAATTTAATCAAGATTAATTTCATTTTCTTGTAAAATTTCAAAGAACTTTTCGCGAATCCTTTCAACCATTTCAAATTGATTTTCTTTTAGTTCTTCGTATTTCCAAATCGTTCGAAGTTCATCTTTGATTTCGGTCAAGGCGTGCCACATTTTCATTGACTTGACTGCGTTGTCAAATTCAAATTGATCGTCTGGTAAATTGTATTCGATTATTGCTTTCATATTTTAGTTATTTATGGTGATTAATACTTAATTTTCATACTTTGCGCAAGTTTATAATTCGCCAAATGTCTTTTTATTTTTCAGTTTTGGCGAAATATATCATTTTGATTCAAGACATGTGGCAACTTTTACCCATTGTCCTTAATCGATTTGTCATTTCTTGTCAAGACAAAATTTGTCAAACCATTCAAGAAAAGAATCAAAATCTTTTGCGATGAAATACGTTCCGCCGGATCGTTCAATCATTGCTTGATAATTCTTTTGCGCTTCGGACTGGCGATCCTTTCCAATCTTGACTTCAATCTTTACCGAACGGCCGTAAATGGTTGCCGAAATATCGGCGCTTCCAGGCGTTCCAGTTCCTTTCGTCCAAGTTCCTTCGGTCATCGTGCCGTCGGTTCGTCGTGACCTTCGAAACACTCCCATTGTGTTGATTCGTTCCGCTTGGAATCCGTCGAAATTAAGGAAGTCGCATATACATTTCGTCAATCCGTTTGCGGTCTTGTCGGTGTACGCCGTCAATGGAATGATGTGTCCAGGTGCGGACGGATATTTGTACGAAAGATATTTGAATTCAATCGCCTTCAATCTTTTTTTACTTTCTTTGTTCATTTTCCCATTGTTTTTTGAATTTAAGCCATGCAGCCAATTTTCTTTGCTCTTTATGTTTTTCTCTTTTAATTCGGTCTTTTTGTTTTTTTTCTTCGTTCGTTATTTTCATTTTACTTGTTTATTAATTTCGTCCCAAATATCGCCTTCATTTGTGACCGAATCTTCGTCAATCAATTCAAAGAACCGTCCGCCGTGATCGCGTTCTTTTCTTAAATCTAAATTCTTGAATTTCGCGTATTCCGAAATCCATTTCAAAAATCTTCGCGATTCAAGTTCTTTCCAACCGTTTGTTTCTTGTTGGAACAATTGGATTGAAGCGTTGTTGTAATGGCGAATATTGGTTTCAATGTGTCCGTCATTTACGAAGTCAAAGAAATCTTTGCTTGTCGCCTGGATGAATCGTTTCGAATCGGCGTTAATTGATATTGATTGTTTCAATCCATACTTTAAGAACTTTTGAAGATTCCGGATCATGTAATTGTCAAATCGTGACCAGTCATCAACCGACCATGAATCAAACAACAAACGGCCGTAAAGTTCAAGCGGTGATTTCTTCGCATTAAAGTATTGAAAGAATTCAAGTTCATGCCGTCTTCGGTCGTGACTTGATCCAGCGCCGGCAATGACATAATTCGTCGTGATAATTATTTTCGGACTTCGCTCAAATGGAATGAAAATTTCATCTTTGTTTTTTCGGTTGACGGTTATTCCTTCCGAAATCAAAGAAAACAATTGTTCAAAATCAAAGTTCTTTTTCACGTCGTCAAACGCCAAAACTTGTGTGTCTAAATTGACGCGCTGATAAACGAAGTCACCTTTTGAATTGAAAGCTTTGCCGTCAATCTTTACAATTTTACGAATATAAGACAAGGCCGTCAACATCAATGACTTTCCAGAACCGCCATTTGCGTTGTCGTCGATTTCTTGGTCATTAAAAATGATTGCCTTTTGGTCGGTCTTGTCCTTGAACGTGTGCAATAAATAACCGAGTGTTGATTCAAGCGCAGTTATTCGCTCGGAATTTTCAGCCGATACCTTAGAAATTAAATCTTGAAAGTCATTTTTATATTCGTCAACTGGAATGAAGTCCCTTTCCAGAATTTGATTTTCCCAAATATATCCTTCGACATCAATATAAGATTGAAGAACGACGGAATTCTTTGTCACTTTTGCGACGCCATTTCGAAACGGAATCAATGAAACATCTTTCGTGTCTTGCAGCATCTTCAAT